AATCTTTATTAGATATTATGTATTTAAGGAAAAAGAAGAATAATTATAAATTTATAAGTTGTGAACCATTATTGGGCTATGTTGGAGTGATGAAATTATCAGAAATTGATTTAGTAATAGTTGGAGCAATGACTGGAATGGGAAAGAAAAATGTAGTCCCCAAGAAAGATTGGATAGAGTCAATCAAGCATCCTAACATTTTTTATAAAAACAACATTAAAAAGTATCTATGAAAAAGTATTATAGGAAAGAGAACTTGACAATTAAACGTTAATAGACTATAATTAATATAGCTGGGAAGTCATTTTTTATACGAGCCCGTCCGACTTCCCAGTTGGCGGGCTCTTATTAGAAACAATAATTTAAAAAATTGATGAAAAACTGGCAACCCCAAGAAAAAACAATTAAGTTAATAGGACAAGTCAAAGAAATTTTAAATAGTTATTCAATAGCCTTGACTGTTAGGCAGCTTTATTATCAATTAGTGGCGAAACATATTATTTTAAATAATCTTAAATCTTACAAGAATTTAGATGCTATGCTTTCCAAGGCTCGTAAGAGTGGTCGTTTAGATTTTGATGCTTTTACTGATAGGAGTAGAACATCAATTAAAAATGGTTCTTGGTTAGATTTAAATGATTTTATGTCAACAGTTAAAAGATCATACAGCAAAGATAAGTGGGACAATCAGAAAAACTATGTAGAAGTTTGGTTAGAAAAAGATGCTTTGGCCGGGATATTTGAACCTATAACACGAAAGTATGATGTAAATTTGCTTGTTGGTCGTGGTTATCAAAGTTTAAGTTCTTTGAATGATGCGGCGAACAGGTTTCCCAATAAAGATATTTTCATTCTTTACTTCGGAGATTTTGATCCTACTGGTTTAGATATTCCTAGAAGTGCTGAAGAAAATTTGGTAGAGTGTTTTGGAATTTCTCCATTTTTTAGGAGAGTTTCTTTGACTAAAGAAGAGATTGATGAGTTTAAATTACCACCTGCTCCGGCTAAAACTACTGATAGTAGAACTTATGCTTTTGTTCAGGAACATGGAAATATATCGGTTGAATTAGATGCTTTGCCTCCTGATGTTTTAGAGGAAAAGATAGAAGATAGTATAAGAGAATATATTGATATTGATCGATTTGAAAAAGACTTGAGGATTGAAGAAAGAGAAAGAAAAAAACTTGAAAAATTAAAATTCTAAATATGAGATATAAATAAACATGGCTAGTTTTAAAAAACAAGACGAATACATCCAAGAGAAATGCGGAGATTGTGGGCAGACGATGACATACCTTCTCCCTATAGACAAGGGCTCTGTCAAGAGCCTGCATGCCATAGCAAAGGCAATTTATGACAAGGGAATTAACTGTATTCATCCACGCAAGGAAATGGAAGTTCCTAATACCCCTAATCGTGATTTGATGATTAGGGCGGGGCACATCACCTCTAATATGGTTGGCAACCTGTCAAAGCCGAGGTCCCACGGATTGATAGCAAAAACAGGAAATCAGCCAGGGAATTATTGTTTGACTACTAAAGGAGCAGAATTTCTCAAAGGCAAACCTATCTTGAAATATGCGATAATAAGTAAGAAAACAGGACATCAAATTGGTTATTGGTCAGATGAGATGATAACAATTAAAGATTTTTCAACAGACGAAGAATACTGGGAGGGATTTTACATAAAAGATGGTCATGTAATAATAGGAATTGAAAAAGACCCAAAGACTCAAAAGCAATTATTTATTCTACGAAGAGGTTATGGCAACTAAAAAACTAAAAATACTTAATTTATATGGGGGAATTGGTGGAAATAGGAAATTATGGGGTGAGGACCACGAAATCACTATGGTAGAGATAAATCCTAAAATAGCTAAAATCTATCAAAACTTTTTTCCTAAAGATAAGGTAGTAGTTGGGGATGCCCATAAATACTTATTAGACCATTTCAAAGAATTTGATTTTATATGGAGTAGTCCGCCTTGCCAAAGTCATTCAGTCTGTAATCATTTTTTAAAAGGGCAGGGTATTTATAGGTATCCAGACATGAAACTTTATGAAGAGATATTTTTTTTACAGTTTTTTTATAAAGGCAAGTGGGTGGTGGAAAATGTTAAACCTTATTATAAACCCCTAATAGAGCCTCAGTATGTTGGTAGACACGCTTTCTGGTCTAATTTTTATATCACGCCCATTAAGATGGATTACCAAATAGGGACAATGAACAGAAAGGCATCAAAAAGTTCTCAAAGGAAGGCAATAATTCGTGAGGCACAAATACCAGAATTAATAGACTTGCATGGATTAAAAGACTTTAAAATCAAAAATAAACGGCAGATATTGAGAAATTGTGTATTGCCTAAATTGGGACTCCATGTTCTAGATTGTGTCTTAGGAAAAATTAAACAAGGAACTTTATTATAACATTTGACAAGTCTTTTTTAAAAGAATATAATTAAATAAAAACAATATGCCAGAAAATCCAATTCAAAAACAAGAGAGGGCAAAAAGAGACAAGGAAATAGTAAAACTATATCCGTATTTAACGTTACAGGAGATTGGCGACAAGCACGGAATTGTTCGTGAAAGAGTTAGGCAAATTCTCCGAAAAGCAGGAGTTAAGATAATCAAGACTTGACAAGGTTTTTAAAAGGAGTATACTTAATAAAGATAAGGAAATGGTTAGTTAGGGTAAGTTAGTTTGACGGAATGATTACTGAAATTGAGAAGCCACACACAATTAAAAGGGCGATCTCAATTCTAAAATAATCTGGTCTTACCCACTTATTCCTAACTGACCTATTAAAAAAAATAGTCGTATTATTAAAAATTAAATAAAAGTTATGAACCCATATCGTAGAATTTATAAAATAAAAAACAACTTCAAGAGAACTGAAATGCTTGAAGCTATCGTAGAAAGTATATCTCTAGTTCTTTTTCTAGGAGTTCTTTATTGGATTGGTTGTAATGTAAAATTATGATCCGTGAAACTAAAGACTTCTGTAATGAAGCAATAGTGGCAATAGATTTTTGGCGGAGAGGCATAATAAAAAAGCCTCAAGGTGTCAAAAAAATCTTATTGAATCTTGTTGAAAGAATACAAGAAGATGAGGCCGAAAAAAGAAATAATAAAAATGGAAGTTAAAAAAATGAAATCATACATAGTTTTAAATGATGATGGAGAAGTTTTAGAAACAATAGAGGCAGAGAATTTAGAAGAAGCCGAAAGCTTATCTAAATACTCTGATTATTATAAATTAGAAGAAGTAAAATAAATAAAATGGAGAAAGCTATCAAAAAAGCTAAAGAAGCAAGAGCAACGAAAAATAAATTGATGCTTAATCCTTCTAAAAGTCCAATAAACTCAAAACAATTATTGTATATTTTACAAAAAACACCTAAAAAACATATTTATAACAGAAAAGGAAAAGGCGGAAAAACATTTGATTATGTTACAGGTGTATATATCAAAAAAGTTCTTAACTATGTGTTTGGTTGGATGTGGAGTTTTGAGGTCATGGAACATGGTAAAGAAGAAAATCAGATATGGGTTCTTGGTAGGCTAACTATTAATACCAATAAAGGATCTATCATAAAAACACAATTTGGTAGAGCTGATATAAAGTATTACAAAGACAAGACCAAAGGAATGCTTGATTTTGGAAACGATTTGAAGGCCGCAACAACTGATGCTTTAAAGAAGTGTGCCTCTGAGTTAGGAATTGCTTCTGATGTATATGGGTCCAATGAGTTTAAAGAAATAAGAAAAATTGATAAAGGTTTTGCAGTTCCTACTGAGAAAATAGTAAAAGGAGGAAAAAAAGTTGAAGAATTGAAATCAATGCTTAAAGGAGAAACCGAAAAAGAGAAAGTTGCAGACTTAAAGAAAAGAATAGGAGTAAAGCTAACTAATTTTAAGGGATTAAAAAGCGATTACATTAGTAATCTAATAGCAACATTATTAAATAAAGAAGTAAAATAATATGGAAGCAAAAGTTTTTAAATTATATAACGACACAATCGAGATCAAGTTTAGGGAAAACCCCTATCATAGCTACTGGTTAAATGATAAAAGAATCCCTGATTCGGTAACAGGAGCAACAGGAATAGTAGATAAGTCTGGACCATTAATGTACTGGGCTGTGAACAAGTCGAGAGATTATTTATTGGATATAATCAAGAAAGGAATTGTTAGCGAAGATGATATTTTAGAAGCAAGTAAGCAACATAGGATATTCAAGAAAAAAGCAGGTGATATTGGAACGAAAATACATGAGTGGGTTTCTGATTGGATTCTAAAGAAAAATCCTGAAATGCCGGAAGATCCAAAAGTGGTTAACGGAATAACCGCTTTTCTAAAATTTCAAAAAGAACACAAGGTAAAATGGACTGAAAGTGAAAGAATAGTTTATAGCAAGAAGCATAACTATTGTGGATTTTTAGATGCTATGGGAACGATTGATGGAGAATTATGGCTGATTGACTTTAAGAGTTCTAAAGGAATTTATCCACCAATGCACTTTCAAGTTGGAGGTTATCAAATAGCTTGGGAAGAAGAAATGAAAAAGAAAGTTGATCGTAGAATGATCCTGAAGTTTGGAAAAGAAGATGGTAGTTTTGAAGCAAAAGAACTTCCTAAAGAAGAAGAAAAAGCTGATAAGAAAGCATTTCTAAGTTGCTTAGACATCAAGAGGAGAGTTAAAGCATTAGATACTTATAATAAATAATATGAGAGAAATAAAATTTAGAGCTTACGGAGGTAGAAAAAAACCTTGGGGAGTAGATTCAGCCCAGATATTTGAACCCTTTGGCTTAAAAGATTTCCCAAAAGATTTAGTAGAAACAGACTGGTCTGCAATTATGCAATTCACAGGCTTAAAAGATAAGAACGGAAAAGAGGGTTTTGAGAAAGATTTAGTAAAACTTCCAGAAGAGGATATTTTGAACGTTATTGAATATAATGAAAACGATGGTCAATTTGTTCTTTATCCAATTATTGATGGTGAACCAGATTTTGAAGATGCTCAACCAATAACTGAAATTAGAGAAGGTGAAATCATCGGCAACATTTATCAAAATAAAGAATTATTAAAAAGCTAATCAATAAATAAAATGATGGTAAAAAAAATTGAAAATTTGTTGCGAGTACCAGCAATAATAAGTGGTGTAAGGACTCTTGTTGATGGAGGACTATCTCTTGGGGTAACTACTCAAGAATTAAAGCCTGAAGATGCAGTCGAGCTTTTTAAACTTAGAGGTAAGTCTGGATTTATGGTTTTCAAAGCAACAAAGATATTAGAAGAAGATATTGTTGATCTACCAGACGAAGTAAAAGGATTTAAAGGAGAAAAATCACCATCTCAAAGATTAAGAGGTAGAATGTTTGTTTACTACAAAGGAAAGCACGGAACTACTAAAGGATTTAATACCTGGTATACCGATGCCTTGAACGAAATCGGAGATAGGTATTTGGCTAAAGTAAACGATGGACAGTAAAGAAATTATTTTTTGGAACTTTAAGAGTGGTGGAGGTTTTCCTCAATATAAAGATTATGAAGAATATCAGAATAGAGATAAAAAAGAAGAACCTAAAATCGTAAAATCAGAAGTGCAAAAAAAGATAGAGGAAATTCAGGACTTGAAGAATAAATACAATCCAAAGCCAACAGATCCAAAAGAATTAAAGAAGTGGGAAGAAGAAAGAATGGAACGAGAAGATAAAGACTGGCGAGAAAAGAATCTTTTGACAGACGAACACAGAAGAAGATTTGATTCTTGGGGTGGTAAGGAAAGACCTATAAAAAAGGTTAATCAAAAAAAATTAGACGAAATTGCAAAAGATAATGCCGATTCTCAAGCAAACTTTAATAAATTTGTAGGAAAGTCGATATTATAAAAAATAACAATTAAGGAAATGTCAGTAGAAAAAGAAATAGGGTTTTGGGATGGGTTTTGGATGGCTATGTGGTGTGTGTTGATTATTTTTGGACTATGTAAATTTATGGGAGATATTACTGATATGAGAGATAGAATTGAAAGTTTAGAATGGGAGTTAGAGTGGGAAGTAGATTATAGTATTGATTATTTAGATCGTTCAAATGAAAGATTATGGAAGAGGGTAAAAATTATAGAAGAGTCGTTAGAATTATAGTAATTGGTGGTTGTCTAGTAGTCGGTTGGTGGGTTTAACTATACCTTATTTAGGCGACTAGATGTTAAAGGACCGGCCCCTGAAAGTTGTTGATTAATTTTCAGAAAACTCAAATCCAACTATAATAACCTTTCCACCTTTAAGACGACCTTGTTTTTAAGTCGTTGAAAGCAGGACAAGTAGTTGGTTGAATAATTACAATTACGAAAACCTGCAATAATGGGGCTGTAGTACAAGGGTAATGCGGAAGTGTACAATCAGATACAGGTTCGAGTCCTGTCAGCTCCACATGAAATCTAAAAGACAAAGATTAGTTAAAAATCTAGATACAGTATTTTCAAAGTTCATTCGTAAAAGAGATACTGATGAATGGGGATTATGCCAGTGTTATTCCTGTTCTACTCGTAAAAATCCAACAGAGATGCAAGCCGGACACTACATTAAGCGAGGTTGTTTTAGAACCCGTTGGGATGAAGTTAAAGCATGCCCCTGTTAAAAAACATACTATTGAAGAATTAGAGTGCTTAGTCGAACTCTATAAAAACAAATTAAAAAATATATAAAAAAATTATTAGATTAGAAATGAAAGAAAAATTTTCAGAAAATAGAAAACTAAAATCTATTCAGAAAGCAAGACAAAGACTTGAAATGAAACCTTTATATTTAGTTAAGGGTGAAAAGTATAAGAATTATCTTAAAGATTTTGAAAAGAGAAAATACTCGGTTGAATTATTAAGGTTTAAGTCAGGTAAATAAATATGAAAAAACCAATAGCTACATTTTTATTACTAGGAGGTATACTTGGCCCAACAATTGCCTTTTTCCAAAAAGATACATTTTGGTTATGGGTAGGGGTTGTGTGCTTAATTATTCTTATTGTTTTACTTGTTGACGATTAAAAAAAATGTTAGAATATAGTAATACGACATGAGTAAAAAAAAGAAGCGTAAGAAGTAGCACCGTCGAGATATTAGAAACCAACGCAAAAAAACACATGTTAAAAATAAAACCTCTTAACGATTTTGTATTTCTTGTATGGGAAAAGAAAAAGAAGTCAAAATCAGGGATAGTATTATCCGATGTTTCCAAGACTAGGCCTTCAAAAGCAAAGATTATTGCTATTGGACCTGGGCGATTAGATCGCAATGGAAACTATGTGAAAACTAAACTAAATACCGGAGATACGGTCTTAGTCGACCCATTCATCCCCCAATCTTTGAAAATTGATGGGGAAGAATTCTTCGTGACCAGAGAAAGTGATATCTGGGCTAAAATATAAAAACATGCCAGAAGATAATGTTATAAGTCAAATAACCAATAAAGAAGGGTTAACGATGTTTTATAATGAGCATTTGAGAAAATTTCTCGCTCACAAAATAAATGCTGTTCTCTTTTCAGAACTCAAGCCAAATGATGTTGTCAGAACTGTAGTTGTTCCAAGTGGCAATGCACAAATACCGGGAATGGAAAGAAAAATCAAAGCAAAAGATGTGTTAATTGCAGAAACCAAGAAGAGAAACGATCAAGAACATATTTTAAGAATTATTAAACGTTTAATCAAAGAAGAAAAATGAGCAAACAAATACTATTTTCTGACGAGGCTAGAAGGAAACTCCAAAAAGGAGTAGACATTCTTACTAATGCTGTCAAAGTTACTTTAGGACCCAAAGGAAGAGTAGTTGCTTTCAAGAAAGGAATTTCTATTTTTTCAATAGACGGAGTTACTGTAGCTAACCAGGTAGAATTAAAAGACCCTGTTGAAGCTATGGGTTGTGATTTAGTCAAAGATATAGCTAATAAGACAGACAAGGAAGCAGGAGACGGAACGACTACAGCTACAATCTTGGCTCAATATATTTTGAAAGAAGGATTAAAAGCTATGGCTGCAGGTGTAGATGTAATTGAGTTAAAAGAAGGTTTAATTATGGGATTAGGAATAGCGGTAGATACAATTAAAAAACTAGCCAAACCTCTTACGAAAGACAAAGACGTTGAGAGTGTAGGAACTATCGCCTCAAGAGATTCTAAAATTGGAAGAACTATTGCAGACATTATCAAGAAAATTGGTAAAGACGCAATTATAGCAGTAGAAGAATCTCACACTATCGGACTTCAGCAAGAAATAGTAAAAGGACTTCAGTTTGAAAAAGGATTTATTTCTCCATACATGATGACCCATCCTGAAAGAAGAGAGGCTGTAATAGAAAAGCCTTATATTCTAGTAACATCTCAATCAATCAGCACTAATGATGAAATTATTGGAGTATTAGATGAAGTTTATAAAGCTGACAATAAAGCACTTTTGATTATAGCTGACGATGTTTCTGGTGAGGCTTTACCAACTGTTGTTATAAATAAGATGAGAGGAAAACTTAAAATTGCAGCAGTTAAAGCTCCAGGGTATGGAGATGATAAGCAAAACAAATTACAAGACATTTCTATTCTTACAGGAGCTAAACTAATCACCGAAGAAGTAGGAATAAAAGTTGAAGATGTAGGATTAGTTGAATTAGGACAGGCTGATAAGGTAATCATAAGTAAAGACAAAACTACAATTATTGGAGGCAAAGGCCAAAAGAAGGCGATTAATAAAAGAATAAAGGAATTAACTTTAGCAATGAAGAAAGAAGAATCAGACTATCAGAAAGAATTATTGAAAAAGAGAATCGCTAAACTTAAAGGTGGTATCGCTATTATAAAAGTAGGAACTATTTCCGAGCAAGAGAACAAAGAAAAGAGATACAGAATTGAAGACGCAGTTCGAGCTACAATGTCAGCAATCGAAGAAGGAATCGTACCAGGCGCTGGAATGACATTGATTCAAGCCTCGAAGGCCATAGAAAAGAGAATGCTATTAGAAAAGAACATGAGTACAAGATTAGGATTAGGAATTCTATACAATGCAATTAGAGAACCTGCCAAACAGATTATTCTTAATGCAGGAGGTAAGCCAGATGTTGTTTTGGAGAAGATAGAAACATCAAAATCAGACGGCTACAATTCAGCGGTAGGAGAATATGTTAATTTATTAAAAGCAGGAATAATCGATTCAGCTAAGGTTGTAAGAGTAGCATTAGAAAATGCAGTGAGTGTAATTTCATTATTCTTAATAACAGAGGTTGTAATAGTCGATTTACCAGAAGAAGAAAAGAAAGATGGCAAATAAAGAAATAACCGAAAAACAACTAAACTCAATTTACAAAAGAATAGGACACCAAATTAAAGTTCATAGAACGTGGATAAGAAATGCTCAAGAAGAGGAGATAATTAAGTTTGTAAAAACAATGGGTAATCAAATAATAAACGATGAAAAAAAATAAAGAAATAATAAAAGAGTTTATAGAAAAAGGAGCTAATCTTGAACACGAAAGGTGGGCGAGGTGGCAAAAACATATGTTCGGTAAGGGCATAGTAATAAAATATCCCTCTATTCCAAATTTCGATGAAGGAGATATGATTATTCCTGCTGAATTAACTAATAGGTGGTTTAGACAAATAGATACTCCTTATTCAGAATTATCAGAACCAGAAAAAGAAAGCGATAGAAAAGAAACAAGAAGTTATATTCCTTTATTAGAAGAAGCCTTAAAATCCCAAAGAAATGATATTGTAGAGAAGATAGAAAAGGAAATAGAATTTAATTTTAGTGCTAAACCAGCTGATAGAGATGAAGAAATTGATGAAAGAGCATACAATAGTGCCTTGAGTAGAATCCTTAAAATAATAAAAGAATGATAGACTATAAATTAGCAAAACAATTAAGAAAGGTAGGGCTTCCACAAAAAAAGTATTTTGGTGGGTTACACGTAAAAGAGAATGGTGTTGTTCCTAAGATTAGAACATTAGATTCTGTTTATATCCCAACCCTTTCAGAACTAATAGAGGCTTGTGGAGATGGGTTTGGAGGATTGTTTGGTAATAGTAAAAAAGGATTTTGGTGTTATGAAGAACTTTTTATGGAAGAGAATAATCCAATTAAAGGCAAAACCCCACTAATCGCAGTCGCTAAATTATATATAAAGTTGAATGAAAAAGTTAATAACTAAATTAGAAGTAAAACAGAACGAGGCATTCTTTATTTATTTCAATTTAGGTAAAGGTAGAAGTCTAAAGAAATTGCACCAACTATGTTCTGATAAAGATATAAAAGCTAATCTAAGGACTTTAAAGAGTTGGAGTGTGAATAATGATTGGGTAAGAAAAACCAGGGCAATGGATAATTCAGTAACAGATATAGTTAAGAAAACAGCAGTTGACGATCAAGTTCTAAGCAAGGAGAGAATCTTAGGAATGACAAAGATTGTAATGGAGAAGGTTATTGAAAAGATAGAGAAAGGAAAAGTAATCCCTACTCCATCAGACTTCAAGAAGATGTGGGAAGTAATGAGAATAGAGAAAGGGCAGCTAATTGGAAAGGAGGCTATGGCATTAAGACCAACTCTTAATATATTTTTAACTAAGAACACAAACATTTTAAAAGTCGTAGCTAAAACAAGCGAAGAGATCAAAGAAGCTCTTCGTAAGGAAATAGAGGAAGAAGTATGACAAATAAAGAAATAATAAAAGAGTTTAAGAAAAAAACTGATTTTATAGAGACACTTCTTGTTATGGCAAATTCTTCAAGAGGCTATTCTCACGATAAAGCAGTTAAGCTTGGAAAAGGTAATTATAAATTTATACTAGCTTGTTTCAAAGAAGCCCTCTCCTCCCAACGAAAAGAAATAATAGAGAAGATAATTAAAGAAAAACCATTTGTTGATTTAACAAGAGATTTAAAGGAGAGAGATAAAGCTAATGGTTATCTTGATGAATGGGAAAAAAGAATTAACCTAATAAGAGATGACAATTCCTGAAACAGTATGGGTAATAATGTTTATACTATGGTTAATTAAACCAAACAACTATGATTAAATTTTTATTAGGAGTATTACTAGGCCACCTAATCTCTACGTTTATAACAAACAAGAGAGGTTTTGAGATTAAGATCGATAAGAAAGGAGAGAATATAACACTCGAGCCAATCAACAGACCAAAGCATAAGGTTGAGTTTATTGGTGAACCAACACGTCAAGAGGTTGAGGAAGCTGAAAGACCTAAAGGATTACATAAGTTTTTCAAATTATTCGCTAAGCCAGCAAAGGAAGATGAATAAGACAATAAAAATCCCTAAAATGGGAGAAAAGTTTAAACTTAAATTTGTACTAAAGAGTAAAAAGGGGTTTGGAGAACTAGAGTATGAGTTTATTCAAACAGAGAAAAAAACACCATTAGGGGAGGGGTGGCTTTGTTTGGATTGGAACAGAAGGCTCGTTGCCATTCCATATAAAACATTGAAAGATAAAGAAGTTGAGGTTATATACGACGAAAACCAAAAGACACCTAACATTAAAGAATATAAAAAGAAAATGATTAAAGAATTTGGCAAGAATGTCTTTACTCCGCTAACATTTAAAGAAGATGAATGAAATAGAAAGACTAACACAACGCACTAAAGAAATTCAACAAGATTTAGCCAAGGACAGAGAAAGAAAGAAACTCAAGCCTAATCAAAGAATGGACGACGACGTTCCTCAATTCTTAAAGTCTTATGATTTCTGGTGTGATACTTGCCGGGAAGATTTTGTTTCATCAGCAAGAAAGACAAGTTATAGGTTAGATGGCCACAAGATTTCAACAATCAGAGGAATATGCCCTGAATGTGGCAAGGAAGCGATTAGATATGCTACCCACAGGGACCAGGATCCTTATTATAATAAATCTCGTAAGATAAGACGACAGAGGAATGAATATGCCTTAGACTTTCTTCGAGCAGATCAGTATGGATTCAAGACTCAATATGGAGAACCTTACAAAGAATTTATTAAAAGGATGATAAGGATAGACAAGAAGAAGTTCAAGAAGAGAATGGAAATAGGTTTGAAGCTTAATAACATAAGGTAATGCCTGAAATAAAGCCAGAGGATGTTTCTATCCTTCACTGGATTTTAAGCAACAAGATAGCAAATGAAAAAGGAGAATTACTAGAGTTTAAAGACAGAGGATATCTAATAGACATCTTGGAGGACTTTACTCCGGTGCAGGCAATAAAGAAGTGTGCGCAGATTGGAGGATCTGTTATTTTTACGTTAAAAGCCTATTATGCTGCAGACAAAGGAAGATTCAATGTAATTTACACAATGCCATCAGACACAGACGTAAGTGAGTTCGTAAAGACTAAAGCAGATAAAATTTTTCAGGCCAATGAGGTTTTAAGGAAGAAATTTAGTAGTGATACTGTGGGTTTGAAGCAGATTAATGACAGGTTTATTTATTACAAGGGTACAAGATCAAAGAGTGCAGCTATTTCTACTACTGCAGATATTCTAATTCATGACGAAATTGATAGAAGTGACTTAAAAACCATTGAAACTTATAAGTCAAGAATATCAGCATCTCCATATAAAGGAACGTGGTATTTATCTAATCCAAGTTTGGTTGGAGTCGGAGTAGATGAGGTGTGGGCCTTGTCAGATAAGAAAGAATGGTTTGTTACTTGTCCTAAGTGTAAGGAAGAACAACATCTCAAGTGGGGAGAGAACGTTGATGAGATAAATGGATTTTACGTTTGCAGCCATTGTGGAGAGGTAATTACCAATAAGATTAGAAAGTTAGGTAGGTGGAAACCAACAGTTCCGGGAAAAGAGGTATCAGGGTATCACATTTCTCAGATGATGGCTCCCTGGCTATCTGCTAAGGACTTAATTAAGGAGAAAGAGCTACGAGGGGAGGATTACTTTATGAACTTTGTATTAGGAGAGCCTTACAGCGCAGGAGAACAAGCGAACATTAGGCAGGCAATTATGGATGGATGGTCAGCAAAGCCGTTAGATACAAAACCTTTTTATATGGGAATTGATGTCGGAAGACTAAAGCATTATGTTATAGGTTCAGATGAAGGAATCTTCAAGACTGGAGCTTGTAAGAGTAGAGAAGAGTTAGAATCTATTATCGAGAAGTACAATCCTATCGTAGTAATGGACGCAGGACCAGAAAGAACATGGGCTGAAGAGTTTAAAAACAAATACCCTAAACTATTTCTATGTTATTATCGTAAGGACACAGAGAAAAAAGAGATGGTAAAATGGGGAGGAATGACCAAAGCAGATCAAGATAATTGGGGTTATGTTTGGACTGGCCGGACTAGAATTATAGACAAAGTGATTGATGAGATTGTAAAAGGTAATATCCAATTTGCTATAAACAGAAGAGATTTAGAGGTGTACATTAGGCATTGGGAATCAATGAGGAAAATAATTGAAGTAACACCTCTTGGAACTGAAAGATATGTTTGGGATTCAAAGACCGGAGTGGACCACTTCTGCCATGCGACTGTTTATTTTCAAATAGCTAAAATGAGGAAGATGAGTAAGGTGGAGTTTATATCAGAGAATACTCAAGAGAAAAAGATAATTGAAAGAACTGCAGATGGGTTTGTAATGAGATCATTAAAAGAAGTAATTGAAGAGAACCAACATGAATAAAGAGAAGACAATCAGAGAAGAAGTAAGGGTCCTATTAGAAAAAGGATTCTTTGATTTGAAGAGTGGCCAGGTTATAATCGATAAACATAATGGAGTTATTCAAGGCATGACATTTGTGACTAAACCTTACAAAAGGAAAAAAGACTTGACAAGAAAAGTGAAAAGACTATAATGTAATAATCCAAGCCCTAACCACGGACGGAGAATAAAAATCCAAATCCAAGGCGGGCAGAGGATAGAATAGTAAACTGCTATTTTGTCCTTTGCTCGCTTTTTTATTATGATTGATATTTCGAAGTTAGATGACAATCAATTAAAACGTCTGATAGAAAACAGATGGAGTTCTTTGGCGAAGTCAGCGGCAATAATAGAGAAGACCTATAAGAAGAATAAGAAGATATGGCAGAACGACGACTCAACCGTCGCTACCATCCCAAGAAAAAAGTCTAAGACTAGGGATAATAGAGTATTTTTAGGAGTTGAGAGTGTTATAGGAAATCTTACAGGGAGACCATCAAAGCCGAACGTATTACCGGGTAATGAGAGTCCTGAATCAGGACAAGTCGCTACTGACCTACAAGATGTCTTTTTGGAGAAGTATCGAACTTTGAAACTGAAAAAGAAAGTGAGAAGAGGACTAAGGTGGTTGTTATTGTCAAGAAAAATAGTTCTTAAAAACATTTGGAACAATGACATTGACGACTGCGACCTCGAAGTTGTAGATCCTAGAAAGGCAAGATTCAGTAAGAATGGGGACGTTGTGGAGGAAATAGATACTCACATGGACGCTATGCTAGATAAGTTCCCTGACAAGGTAAAGGAGATATTGAAGCAGGCTGGTGGAAAACAGAAGGAGATTGAGGCAAGAATTACCAACAATCCAGTAACATATAAAGAAGCTTGGCTGGGAGATTGGGTCATTTACAAGTTTAGAGGAGAGATTTTAAAAAAGGAAAAGAACCCTTATTGGGACTGGGATGGGGTATTCTTCACTAAAAACGAATTCAGGAAGTTTGATAATGCCAAGATAAATGACAGGAAGAAGTCCTTAAAAAGTGCAAAGAAGTTCCGAGATTACAGAGTAAAGAGGATAGAAAAGACAGGTGATGAATATAATCAGTACCTTTTCAACCATTTTGATAGACCAACCAATCCTTACATTTCTGCGACAATGCTAGAAATGGAAGACAAGGATATGGGAGAAACCTCATTAGTGGAACAAGTTGCATCATTGCAATATAACATTAACAAAAGGAAGAGACAGATAGCTGACAACGCAGCTTCAGCCAATGGCAGATGGAAAATAGATACCAAGCTCGTTGAAGCTAAAAGCAAGGGGGAATGGCAAGCAATGAAATCAGATCCAGAAGGAGTAATTATCGGAGACGGAGTAGGACTAGGAGTAACTATAGAAAGTGGCAGAGACTTGCCTAATATGGTGAGAGAAGATTTAGTGATGTCAGTTCAGTCTTTAGAGTCTATATTTGGAACTCAAGCAACAATGAGAGGAGAAAGGGAAGGATCTGAAACAGCTACGGGTCGAGCTATATTGAGAGAAAGAGGTTTCCAAAGATTAAACGAACTTATTGATATAGTAGACACGATTCATCTTGAAGTCTACAATTACCAACTGCAATTCATGAAGACTAGGTACACTGAAAGCCACTACACCAAGCTATTAGGAAAGGAAGCAGCAATGAGAGTAGTAGAAATAATGCAAGATAGCCTTGAAGATGGGATTGAAGTTAAGGTGATTCCAGGACAAGTAATGCCTATAGATAGAGTTTATAGAGCAGAGACAGCAAAAGAGTTGTTAGTTGCAGGAATGATAACACCTTTGCAATACTTCGAAGCAGCTGAATTTGATAATCCAATGGAGACTGCAAAACAGGTTGAAATGTATAAAGTGAGTCCATTTTCAGTGCTTGAATTAGATCCTGATGATATAGAAAATATGAAAGAAGGAATCGCTTTAATAATGGAATTAAAACAAGCTGCACAACCTGTTGACGAAAGAGCTACCCAAATTGCAGAACTTAGAAAGAAAACTGATGAAATAGTGAAGAGTCCTGAATTCAAAAAGAAATCACCTAAAGAACAGCGAGAGATATTAAGTAAGTTAAAGATGCAGTTTAAGAATTTATCAGAAGCTAAACCAAAAGAAGAAGCTAAATAACGAACTGATGCTTATGCTCGAGAGCATCTGATATAAAACATAGAGCAATAACATAACCGCTGTTTTCATCAAGCAACTTAACGAACTCTCCTAGAGAATAATCGTTAAGGGGGCAATGATAATAGCCAAAATACATGTCAGACGAGATAAACAAAGGGGGCGAGGGTATTGATACTACACCTCCAGG